AATTTCTATACTAAATACATATGTGAAAGATGTTGATGGTCAACGTCTACGGGGGAGAACATCCCCCGCTAACCTTTTTCTTATTTGAGGATTTACCTATGGTTGAATTTTTGATTTATCTGGCTGTAGGATTAACTATCGTATATTCACTGGCACATATTGGCATTTCTACTTTGTGTAACGCTTTCAAGTATCATTAATTAAATCGATGAATTGAACTATAGATGATGGTCGTTTTCAAAGAGGATTATCTATGGATCTTTTTGTCTACTTTGCTACTCTGCTGTTTTTGACTATCGTCGCTGGCATTAAATTGATTTTTATATCGCTGGTGGTGTTTTTCAAATTTCTAATCGGTACGCCTTACGGCTGGGTATGCTTCTTTTTGTTTATTCTTTTTAGTTGCTGTAAAAAGGATACTAAATAATAGTGTAATCTGCCTTTTCTCCTTATGGTTATTAACAGGGGATCTTCTTTGAGGATTCCCGATTAAAAGCCATAAAACACACTCCAGTACAGTGTTTTCATAGTCAGGATCTATACAACATAAAAACATAACAAGTATAGATTGAGTATTAATCCTCCCGCCTCGAAAGAGGCGGTTATTTTTCTGGCTTTAAAGAATAATGTAGCATTATGTTCATTATAACCTCATCTTTGTTGTGCAAACCTAACCTAAACTTACTAGGGACTCTTCGGAGTCCCTTTTTTATTGGCAGTAAGAAAAGTTAGTACCGTACATTTCATCATGAAGCATTGCAACATTGCGTTTCTGTTCTTCTTCCTCGTCTACCGCATCACTAGAAAAATGAGATTTGCCCTTAAAAGAACGAAGCAATTGCAGTGCAGCCATCGGATCACGCATCACATCGATTTTCACTTCTACTTCATCATTTGCGGCCTCATCAGCCGCGTTTTCAACTACTGCCACCGGAGCAACTTCTTTAGTTTTCAGTTCTTCAATCTCAGCTTTCTGGGCTTCGATGATCTGGTCTTTTTCTTCCAGTGCAGCTTTCAGTTTTTCAATCTCAGCTTTCTGTGCTTCGATGATCTGGTCTTTTTCTTCCAGTGAAGTAAAGCGCGGAGAAACAGCATTCACCTGTGCTTCCAGTTCCAGGAATGCTTCACAAGATTCAATGCGTTCTTTCAATTCACCTTCATACGCAACCACTTCTACTACTTCTTTCTCAGTAGCGTGGCTGTTAAAGAATACAGCAAAGTAAGGATTACCGGATTTGGTGAAGTTCAGTTTAGCTTTTCCGGTAACTTCTTTACGACGACCAAAGGTAATGTTGCAATCAGCGGTATCCTGAAAATCCATGTTAGGAGCGGAAACAATAGCAGTATCACCAGCAATCACCAGGTGGAACAGTTCAGAAGAGTTCTTAACGGTGAAAGTAACGATGTGGTCTACTGCAACGTCTTTAGCAGGTTTAACACGGTCGATTGCTTTACGAATGCCGTTAGGCAGTTTACCGTCAACACCAAAGCCAGCCGCGATCAGTGCTTCACGATGTGCTTTAAAGCCAGCGAAAGCGGATTTCTGCTGCGCAAAGGAAACATGAGCAACAACTTTCGGCTGAATCTTCTTGTTTGCTTCGGTGCCAAATTTGATAACTGCTTTAGCGTTGGTTACTTCGTTAGTGAAAAAGTTAGCGGAAAATAACATTATAAATACTCCTGTGGAAAGTTAGTTTTAATTGTTCATCGCAAAAGCCTCCTTGTTGCCGCAAGGGGGCTTTTTTATTTTTAAAGCCATCATATAATTCTCAGTCAAAGTTGATTACCAAACGGTAGCTTCAATCTTCACTTTAATGTCATACTTCTTTAAAAGTTTGTGGAAGGTTGATTGATCAATACCTTCACCTTTAAACCATTCACCCATCACTACATCAGGTGTCAGTTCAAAATAACGCTTTGCCATTTCTAAAACGATTTCACGAGTGAACTTAACAGGTCGTGCCATCTTAAATCCTCCTAAATCTGGATTAATGATTTCTTAAAAAAAGAGCGTTAACCGCTCACTATTATTTATATGGGGATTGTTTTTAATTTTTCAACCCCTCACATTTATCTCTTATATATGTATTTATAACAGAGATATGTTAAAATGTTATTTGGATGTTATCAGGCGTGTTAAATGTGTTAAACCACAGCACGAATTGCTAAAGCGAAGAACACGAATTAACCAAATTGATGTTTATTCAATCAATTTAGAAAATTGCATAGCACTTTTTGCTAAAGCGGTGAGCATTAATTGAGCTATGAATTGTAAAGATTTGTTACAAGATTTTCTCTCAGATCCAAATCTTCACAGACATATAACAATTTAACAGAAGGATAACAAATGGAAGGAAAATCGGTAAATTTTCACTTTCAATACAAATATTATACCACATTTTTCTCGAATCGTCAATTATAGCACCGAACCGACATAGTGTCAAGAATGGACTTTCAAACCTACACTATGAAAATTGCCCCTGAATTTTGCCCCCGAATAAAATCCCCAAGATTCTACTATCCCATTTTTGCCCCTGAAATTCCGGGAAACAGTGATTTTGCCCCTCATTTTTGCCCCTGAAATGCCAATAATTGCCCCTGAAAATCTAATTTTTGCCCCTGAAATTTGCCCCCGAAAAGGATTGGTGAGAAAAACTCTTTATAAAACATTAACTTAGTGATTGGTGAAAGCGGGGGATCGGGCGTGCATAGATATTATATAACACATTCGCTACGCTCATGTGTAAAACCAAAAATAACCAAAAAGATATTAGGAGGGCTTTAGCCCGACTGCGCGAAGCGCCAACCAATTGCTTCTAGTAACAACTAATTTAAACTAGATGATACTAGATGGTCTTAGAAGGAATTAACTAGTTTGCTCGCTCGCTTCGCTCACTCTCAAACGTCTGCGACGCCACTGCGTGGCATCGAGAATCACTTTCGAAAGGATTTTCTTGAAAGGGATTTTAAACTAGTTACTAACTGATTCTAGTAAACGAACGAAGTGAGTAACAATCACTTTCTAGAAAGGTATTGGTATCCCTTCGGGATTGCAACCTTCGGTTGCTAAATTGCTTCCTGATTATTATTTCTCCAAAAGAAAGATTCTTATATTCTAAAGATACTTCTTCGTTTTGGTGATGATTTAATCAAAATCTATGAAGGAGGGCTTTAGCCCGACTGAATCCAATCACTTCCAAATAGATAAAAAATTCTCGTTATAAATACTAGTGTAATTTGTTTGATTCACTTTCTTTTAGAGGATACCACTATGATCAATACTAAAACTCCTTTCGTACTTCTGGGTCTGAACCATGATGATAATCTGGATATGATGCATGTTTTCGCTAATCGTGGTTATAACATCATTCGTCATTCCGAAGACTCCAATTTCTCAACTGCTTTCTATGCTCTTAAACGTAATGGTCGCCCTACGGTGATCGTAGACTGCTTTACTGATGAAGGTCGTGAACAATACAACAACATTCCGGCAATTATTGTTCGTGATGACCTGCCGTTTGATGTTCGTGAATATGACGTTGATTTAGGCTCTTACTATGGGATCGCCGATCTTGACCAGATTATGGCTGATTACGGTAAACAACCCGCTCAGGAAGCCCAAGAACACGATGAAGAGGATGAGGAAAACGAAGACTACGCACCAATCTGTTTCTCTTCTCAGAATGGCTTCTACGGTTACGATGAAGGCTTAGATATGCTGTAAGTTAGGTCAACCCTTTGGCGTCTTGTCAAGGGGTGTTGACAAAATTTTCTGACTTTTTTATGATTATCGCACTTGACAATTTTGAACCTATTTGACCTAGATTTGTAAAGAGGATGTAACATGAAAGAATTTACCATCACTAAATCCCTGTATGACTGGACTGTTAAAATCTCCGGCAAAACCGTTTCTGTAAGCCCTAGCCATGTAGAAAATGATTGGGGCGTATCCCGTGAAACTATCTCCCGTAGTATGCATGTTCCGTTTGATCTGATGTCCTTAACTGGTATTCATGCAATGCTGGAAGTTCGCGAACAATTCGAAGCTGGTAATCACAATGCGACTCCAGTTAGCAATCACCTTCTTACTAATGAAGAACGTGAAATCATCGAAAACTGGCGTTATGAATATGCGATTCCTTATTATGAAGAAGATCAGGTAGAAATCGATTGGTAATAAATTTCTATTATAAATAAAATTGTTCCGCGCGCCGTTGGCGTGTGGACAGTTAAAAACAGGAGAATCAATCACTAAACCGTTTAAGGGGAATTTTTTACTATGAATACTGTTACTACTATGAATACTGCTGTTAAAACTGCTTCCGTGTCTCTGGTTGTTGATAACACCAAACCGCTGACCATGTCTTCTCGTCAGATCGCTGAATTTACCGGAAAAGAACACCACAAAGTTAAAGTTGATATAACTAAGATGTTGAATGCTCTAGGTTATGAAGATCACGCGAAGTTTCGCGTCATCTATTTTGACCAATACGGACGCGAACAAAACGAATATCAACTAGACGAAGAAATGACTCTGACTCTTGTCACTGGTTACGATGTTAAGCGTCGAATGGTTGTTATTCAGGAATGGAAACGACTGAAAGAAGAAAATGAAAAACTGCGTTCTCAGCAAGTCAACCCATACGCAAACATGACTAAGCTCGATTGGATTCGTGAGGCAATGGAATTGGAAGCCGCAAACGAACAACTGATTCAAGAAAAGAAACAACTGGTTGAATTGCATGTTCGTAAAGCTATCGACACACACAGTCTTAGCCGCTTATTAGGCGAAAAACGAGGCTCTACGAAGGTACAAATTATTCTGAAAGGTTTATGTGCTGCTGGTGTTCTTGAGCGTCGTCTGGATGCTTCTGGTAAGCCTAAAGGCTATGATCTGCTTCCTCCTGGCTATATGTTCGCTCGTATGTCGGCACACGGTCAGATCGAGTTCACTGCTGATGCTATTCCGCATCTCGTAAAACTCGGATTGCTTGAAGAAGAAAAGGCCGCAACTTTGAAATTGCCACAGCCGAATAACTCACGAGCAATCGTCAATAATACTGCTTTGCTGATTCGTCAGAATGCTGGATCACTGGAACACTTCGGACTGTGATAATTTTTGCCCCTGAATTTCAGGGGCTTTTTGTATCTGGAGTTTTTCGCCGAAAACCTGCAATACAGAATTTCGAAAGAATCAATAGGTTAGAGATGAGCGCAGTTTTGCGCCGATTGATTCAAGTTTGAATTTCTCGAAAGAATCAACCACTTAGATAGATACGCTGAACTTTAAGCACATCCCCTCAGTTTTGAGGGCATCTATAGATCAGTCCAAATCTGGACTCATCGGAAGAATCAATGACTTAGAGATGTGCTCAGTTTTGAGCGGATATAAAAAAGGCCAACCCCGAAGGATTGGCCTAGAGAATCAAATTCCTGTTGCTTCTACCATTTCACCATCAACCTGAACAAAGAATTTCAAATCAACTTTATGGAGTGATTTGTAGAATTGAGCGATTGAAATACCGTGTTCACTCAATACTTGCTCTTTTTCGGCTTTACCTTTCGGCGCTTGATAGTACGCTTTTACAATCGCTGCCAGTTGTTCACGATCAAAACGGCAAGGACGACCGCGAGTAGCTTTAGTAGTCATAGTCATTTCTCCAAATTAAAGTGAATGTTCACCTTTATTTAGAGGACTTACATTTTATCGGAAAAAGTTCTCCATCGTCAATACTCATAAAGAACTCTGCCTTAATCCCGTACTTCTTCAACCGTGAATAGTATGTACCCCGACTTATATCAACCTTGCGAAGCACTTCAAAGAACCCTTTAGGATCGTTGTAATAGTGGCTATAACGCACGTTAGCGAGTTCAACGAATAGTTCCCTTGTATCACCATAGCCTTTCTTGAAAGCCTCGTTACGATAGCGTGTAATTGCGTGATTCAATCTCTTCTGTTTCAACACTTCCCTGATCGGTGTCCACTGCAACCGATAGATAGGACCGTCATCCACTCGATAATAACGCTTGATATCAAAATCAAACCATTCACGGACTCTCTGGAACTCTGTCTGTGATGTTCGGTGCTTCTTAAAGAAGTTGTGAATATCTGTATATCCCTGATCGCGATACAACTCTATTAAAATTTGCTTCGCTTCCTCGCGACTAAAGCCGGATGTTGTGTAATCAGTCTTCTTGTGATGGTGCTTAACTGGCAAACGATATTCATGATCGGTACAAGACAAGGCTAATTCTAATTCATCTCTTTCTTGCTGATTAATTAGCATACAACCCCCTTTGATTAATACCCGTATTTATCAAAATATCAACAATTTAATAAATACCTTCATATTTCGTAATGAGGGTAATTACATGAAACTGATTTCGAACAAGGCCAAATTAAAAAAGATTCTTAAAAATGCCGCAAAATATATCACTCCACCGCCTAAACTCCTTCCGTCTGAATGGTGCGAAGCGAATATGGTGCTGGTAGATGGTCCTCAAGCTGGGGATAAAGTTAAATTGTTGTCATTCCAAAAAGGCATGATTGATGCACCTTTCCTTGAGAACAAGAAAAAGTATGTTCTGATGACCAGTGCGCAGATCGGAAAGACTACCATCCTGAACGGTATCCTGTTTAACCAGATGGCTAACGATCCATGCAATATGATTATCGGACAATCAACCGCTAAAGAAATGTCTCAATATCTCGCGGGTAAGATCCGACCGTCTATCGAAGCATGTGATGCATTAAAAGACGTGGTTACAGACAAGAATGATCGCAATGCGGTTAACAACAATAACCAGCTACAGCTAAAAACGAATCACTTCCTGTACATGGTATCGCTTACCAGTCCATCAACCCTACGTGGTAAGACCGCAAAGGTTGGATTGCTTGACGAAATCGATGCTGCTACAGCCTCAGAAGAAGGTGATCCGGTGGCGCTGGCTGCTAACCGTTTAACTACCTTTGGCGATGAAGGTCGATTAGTCGTATCCAGTACCCCGACCAGTAAGCTCGGAAGCATTAACCAACAATGGTTATCAAGCGATATGCGTATGTTTTTTGTTCCGTGTCCTCATTGCGGTAGACACCAGGTGATCGAGTGGGAAAACGTTCAATTTGAATGGCGTAACATCGATGGTAAGAATTTACCCGATCCTGATACCGCTCGTTATATTTGCCCCCATTGTAAGAACGCATGGACAGAAGGGGAACGAATCAGGGCAGTAGCGCAAGGCGAGTGGAGAGCAACCCGTGAAAGTGAAGTAGCAGGATTCTGGATTAGCCGTCTGTATTCACCTTTCAGCACGATCCGCGCTTGTGTGGTTGATTTTAGTCATGCGTGGCAATCCTTTGATTTACAATCATTTTATAACACCGTGTTAGGCAAGGTATACGATGATCAGGACACGGCAGTAGAAGCAAATGAACTGGAAAAACTCAAAACAGATGTTTCTATCGAGAATATCCCTGATGACGTGATTTTCTTGTGCTCAGGAATTGACCAGCAATTGGATCGCGCAGAATCTACCATCTTAGGTGTAGCGAAAGATAAGGTTTACATTCTGGATCACCGTAGCTTTTACGATCATAACTGTGAACGATACGAATCACCTGTATGGGATCGTCTGGTTAACTTCAAGAAAACCAAATTCTATAACGTTAATGGTGAACGTGTGCCAATGCTCGCCAGCTTCCTCGATACATCAAACGGTCGATTCACTCAAGCCGGATACCGTATTTGTGGTAAGTGGAAGAACCTACACGCTATTAAAGGTAGTTCATCCGGTAATGCTCCAGTGATTCCGGTTAAACCTACCCGCACAGGTGGTCATGAATTGCTTATGCTGGGCGTTAACGTTGGTAAATCCGCTGTTCGTGAAATGCTGGTTAGAAACCTGAAAGATAATCCTCATATTGGCTTAGAAATATCAGAAACCGTTCCTGATGATTATCTCGATCAGCTTTTGAGTGAATCCATCAAGCGTACTACTACTGGTGTTCGTTGGGTGAAAAATCCAGGTAGTACCCGAAACGAGGCTCTCGACTGTCTGGTTTATAGCTATGCTGCTTCTCGCTACGTTCTTTCAAAAATGTCATGGGATAAACTCATTGCAATGAAAGACAGCTTAAACCGTGTTGTCGAAGAATCCGTAGAAGCTCATAAATCGCAATCTGACGAGCAAATCGAAGAAACTAAGCCAAACCCACGACCACAGCGTCAAAACATCGCCAGACGTCCAAATAGAGGCCGTAGCTGGGTAACATCGTTCTAATAACTCGCCGTCCTTCGGGGCGGCATCCCTAAATATTGTTAAACCAATAACAATTAAATAGGGGTAATTATGAGTTTAGAACTAATTCCCTTAGTAATTCGTAAAGGCGAAAAAATCACGCTGGCGAATGAAGAGGGTGTAACAATTCAGGTAGGAAATAATAAAGGTATCATTTATCAGGTTGATGATTCTCCGGCTAATCACGAGATTAAAACCTTAGATTTTGCCGAGGGTAAATATACCATCGTAATAACTTTGGATGATGAACTGGTATCAATGCAGGAATTGACTGTTTTGCCAGTATTCGCCAAACAATCCAAAAAAGAATATCTGCGGGAAACTATCGCCTTAATCGAGCAAGTTATTTTCGCCCGTTTATCTGGGGACGAAGCCGCATTATCTGCAATGACAATAAAGGGTAATTCCTTTGCCTATGAGTCATTGGGTGTTCTCCAGCAATTGAAGACTGATTATGAACGTCAGTTATCTAAAGTAATTCAAGCCGAACGACGTAAACAGGGAATTAGCCCGATTAAAAATATCAAATTACGTCTTACGCGATAAGGGGTAAATCATGTTTAATCTTTTTCGACGCAAAAAGGCGGTAGAAACTCCAGTTAAAACTAATCACCGCCAGCAACAACAAAAAATCTTTATCGACAAACAAGTAGAAAAATTCCAGAAAGATTTGTCTAAGCGTTCTTTGGGCTTAGTCGGTGATCGCATTGATGGACAGCTTCAACAAGACACCATTACAGGAACCTTCAATAAGGCTCTCAAATCGAACGGTAAGCGCCTTTATGATCAGGGTCGTACTCTGGCTATAAACAATGCTGTAGGTAAGCGATACAAGCAGTATATCGTTGACCAAGTTGTTGGTACGGGGCTTGATCCGAAACCATCAATCGTTAAATCAAATGGCAAACTTGACACCGCACTGAATAAGCAGATCGAGAATGCTTTCTGGAAGTGGGCGCAGAGTGCTAAACGCTTCTCTCGCAACGGTCGCTTTAACTTCCGTGAAATGCTGGCAATGGCAGAATCTGAACGTGTTCAGGGTGGAGAATGCTTCATCGTTTTAACCAAAGAGAACAATGAGTTACAAGTTTCTATTCTGTCTGCTGATAGGTGCGACTGGTCGCTTAGTCGTGAAATAAGCAAAGAACGTGCGATCTATCAGGGGATTGAGTATGACGTAGACACAATGCGCCCTGTAGCATACTGGTTTAGAAAAATCAATCTACTGACTCAGACCTACACTGGCGAAAATTATCGCGTAGATGCTTCTCAGGTGTGCCACTACTACCAGCCACTGTGCGCGGAAAGTTTACGTGGTGTGACTGACTTCCTGCCAGTGATTAAGGATATTGCGCATCAAGAAGCGTTCCGCGAAACCGCGATCGTCCAGAAACGTATTGCGGCTAGTTCTATGGGCTTTATCGAACGTCCTAAAGATTCTGGTGACGATTTTGATACTGGTGAAGAGGATGAACAATATCAAGCGCCGGAAGTAGTACAGGACTTTGCACCGGGTACTATTCAGGAATTGCCGGAAGGGGCAACAATCAAGAGCATTCAATCATCGCAAAATGGCGATGACTTTAACAGCTTCAATGATGCGATGTTCACTAGCGTATCAATGGGCTTAGGCGTGTTTAAACAGGGCTTGACTGGTGATACTAGCCAGATCAACTACTCAGCCGCACGTTTTGGTGATTTAACTCAGCGTAACCGTGTTAAAGCACTGCAAAACAAATTAATTGAAACAGTGGTATTGCCAATTTTTGAAGCGTATCTACGCCATTATTCCGCGCGTGGTATTGTTCCGATTCGTATTACTGCAATTCCGCATATTATCGATAATACAACTATTATTCGTCCGCGTTTTGAATCCGTCGATCCTATTAAAGACGTAAACGCCGAGATTGCTTTAATTCAAAATGGTCTTAAATCACGTACTGCCGTTATATTAGAACGTGGTGATGATCCTGAAAAAGTATTCTCAGAGATTCAAGCCGAAAAGAGCGCACTAAATATTATCGTTAATGGCGAGGGTGAAGAAAAAAATTCCCCAGCCGATCCCTAATAACCAACGGGGGCGCAATGCCCCCAATTAATTAAAGGTGATTAAATGCTTAAATTTCGCCGCGATCTTAACGGTTACGGTGGAGTTATTAACGAAGGGCATAACGATCAATACGAATTTGAAATTGCTTTCTCAAGTACACAGCCTTATCAGCGCCAATTTTGGGATGAGCAAAATCAAGAAATGGTGGTATTAGATGAAATTCTGGTACATACACCGGAAGCGGTTGATCTGTCTCGTCTGAATAATAACGCTCCGTTGCTGTTCAATCATAATTTCGATAATCATTTAGGTGTAGTCTGCGACGCTCGAATCGATGCGGATAACGTAGGCCGTGCTCTGGTTAAATTCTCTAAGCATGGCACTTTGGCTAATGATGTTCGTAATAAAGTCATTGAAGGTACGATGGAAAAAATTTCTGTCGGCTATGACATTAAAGAATATCACATCGATTACGCTAAAGGACAATTGATTGTTACTAAGTGGGCACCCTTTGAAATTTCATTTGTGACAGTTCCTGCTGACGATTCGGTCGGTTTAAATCGCTCTCTAAATACTATCACAGTTAATTTGGAGGCTAAACGCGATATGACTAAAGAACAAATCGAACAAGTTAAAGACGAAGAAAAAGAAGTCGCTCAGGTTGAAGAAACTCCGGTAGAAGAAAATAAAGAACCGGAAGTAGAAGAAACTCAAGAGCGCCAAGTTGAAGAGAATAAAGAAGATGAAAATCTCGAAGACGGAAAAGACGCTGAACATCCTGAAAGTGTTGATGATGATAGTTCAACTGTTCGGGAAGCAGAAGAAATAAAAGAAGAACGTGAAGCTGCTCCGGTTGAAGAAGAAAAAATCGAGGAAGTGGCTGAACGTTCCGAAGAAGACGAATTAGAAATTCGCGAAATTGCACGCGAACTAAATATTGATGACGAAGAATTGAAACGCGCATTGGCAAATAAAGAAATGACGCCGGAAGCATTCCGCACTAAGGCACTAAATAACATTACCAATGCTCAACGTAATAACGAACAAATTAAGGACTCTAAAATGGAAAAAACTTTTGACCTGAACAACGTAATTCGCTCTCTGGTAGATGGTGAAGCTCTGGGTGCTAACGAAGCCGAGTTTTCTGCAATGGCTGCTACTGCAACTATGCAGCGTGGTCGTGCTGCTCGTGGTGGCTCTGTATTCGTTCCGGCTGCTGCTATGCGTGCTGCTGCTGCTGGTAACACCAAAGCCGATCTGACTGCTATCACCGACGAAAAACTGATGACTGAATCCTACATCGAAATGCTGATGCCGGAATCTGTTCTGGGTCGTCTGGGTGTGACTGTTTACAGTGGCTTGAATGCTCCGACCGCTATTCCAAAAATGACTAAATCCAGCGTTGATGCTTTCGGCTTCGTTGATGAAAACGGTGCTGCGCCAGAAAGCAAAGCTGAATTTGCGAACGTGAAACTGTCTCCTAAGACTTTCGCTGGTGGCAACCCGATCAGCCGTCAGAGCATTAAAACCGTTCCGGGTATCGCTACCCTGATCACTGATCACATCAACCAGGCCGTTCGCATCAAACTGGAACAACTGATTCTGTCTGACAAAGCTAACGATCGTGGTCCGGATGGTCTGGTTAAACAACTGGTAGACGCTAGCCGTGTTACTAAGAAAGCCGCTTTCAGCTACAAAGACTTCCTGAAAGAAATTGCAGCACTGACTGATGCTGGCGTTCCTGCTCAGGCGATCAAGTTTGCAATGAGCGGTGCAACTGCTGCTGAACTGGAATCTACCCTGAAAGATAACGGCGTTTCCGGTTATATCATCGAAAACGGCAAACTGGCTGGTTACGATGTAGTTACTTCTGGTGTTATTCCGGCAGACCACATCGTTCTGGGTGACTTCTCCGGTATCACTATCGGTGAGTGGGGCGGTCTGGAACTGGATATGGACGACACTACCTACCGTGCACAGTCCGCTATCGTTCCGCGTATCTGGGTAGATCTGGATTATGTTGTTACTCAGCCGGAAGCTCTGAAAGTTCTTCACATCTCCGAATGAACTAACGTAGAACCTTCTGAACCTTCCCCCGATTTGGGGGAAGAAAATCTGATTCCATCTCAGGAAGAAGAATCCCAGACGGTTACGGCGAAAGCCACAGCTAAAAAGGCGGGTCGTCCGCCGAAAGCAAAAGAATAATAATTAGCCCTGCCTAACGGTGGGGCTTTTTTGTATGTAAATACTCCATAAAAGGGGGTAACTATGTTCAAATTATCAGAATCACAATTAAATCGAATGTTTAAGAGTGCTCCTGTTTTTGTCGTGGAAGGTGGTAAATCAATTCGTGCTTACCATGAAATTACTACTACCGACGAACAAGGGGTATGGACAGAATCAGAATTCTTATTCTGTCGTGAGGGAGATTTAAAGCAAGGTGATATTGTCATTGTAGAAAATCAGCGTTTCAAAGTTCAATACATTAAGCGCAATGGTGACAATACCAGTGATTGCTTTATCACTTTAGCAGGGGGTGCTCATGCTCGCTACCGTTAATAATATGCCACGTCTTAAGATTAAACGTGCTTTACAGGATATTATCGAACAAGATCTAGGTCTGGCTTTAAACGTAGAACAAACTCAGCAAGGCTTTAGTGATGACGTGGTTTGTTGGATCACCGGAATGAATGAGACTTACAATAGGGTCCGTGGCGGTAATGCAATGCAAGCTGAATGCGTTATCGAAATGCAATTGTATTCTCAGATTCATGAAACCAAAATTCATGAGGGTATTTGCCAGATAATCCAGATTCAGCCAGATAACCCACGTTTTAAAGATTTGGGCTTCGCTATTTCAGATATCACTCCAGTAGCCTCTAATACCGATTATGACGACGATTCTAGTGATGGGGGTATCGTTGGGACACTTAGCCTTAAATTTTCTTATCTAGCGCGTTTTTAAGGGGTAATAATGAATATTACGCATGATAACTTAGATATTTTTACGGGATCACATGTTGAAGTGTCGATCTCTAACCAGCTAGACAATCAGGTCGACTTTTTCGATCCTAGCTTTAGTTCTATTGAGAACATCGCAGCATTCCCTACTCTAACCGAATCCACAGAGATAGAAACTCTGGAAGAGTATGATCATGATGCTACTGGTAAGCTGGCTGGCTATCGCAAACTTGAACCGACTACGCTCACAGTAAACCGTGTTCTGGATGACGAACATCAAGCAATGTTGATGAAAGCGGTAGAGGATAAAACACCTTTACGCTTCCGTATGTTCTATGTTGTGAACTCTGGCTATAGTGCTGCTAACACTGGTTACTATGTCATCTATGATGCTTACGTCACATCACACAAAACCCGTGGTAGTGATAACAAAGCTGTAACACTGGAATTCAAACTTGAACCAGATGGCGGGATTCTTGCAAGGGGTATAGCGACCGAGGGAAAACTCATCCGACAAGGGGATTTTGGCGTAGGCTCAGGCGTTAGCCCATTCACCGGACCTATTGATAGTGAATCTCTGACAGGAAACCGCTTTGTAACCTACAAAGGAACGGCCAGCACTAACCCTTATGGTGCTGATACATCGTTAATTCATCTTCAAGCTAATGAGCATGGCGCATGGCAATTAACGTGTAATACTTCCGGTGCTCCACGTTTGCGGGTACGAAATATTCAGGACAACGGAAAATCGGAATGGATTAAAGTCTATACAACAAACGAGAAGCCTACGCCAGCCGAAATTGGCGCAGTGGCTAAGACGGACCGGATCGATTTCGGTGAGTATTAAGATTGCGTACCTAAATAAAACATGAACGTTGGGAGGTTAACGCCTCCCTTATTCCTGTTTTATAGTGAGGTGATTCGATGCAGTCGATCCAATTTAAACGCACACAGACGGCTGGTAAAAAGCCAACGCCGGAACAATTACAGGTCGGTGAAATCGCTATTCAGATGGCAGACCATGTAATTTATACCAAAGATAAAAATAACGCAGTAGTTCAAGTAAGTGTTTCTCCTGAAAGTCATAATGCTTTAAACACAAAAGTAGACAATAACAAGAAAACTACTGATGCGACTATCGCGGCAAATAAAACCGAAGCTGCTAACGCTCTGGCTACCGCTAAATCTGAACTGAATAACACGATTAACACGAAAGATACAGCGACCAATAAGCGCATTGATGCTACTAACACCACTGTTAGTAACTTAACCCAGACAGTTACGGCAAATAAAACCGACGCTGACACCAAGATCAATAACCTTACGGGGACAGTTGCATCTAACAAATCAGCTATTGAAACTACAGTAGCTAATAACAAACGAGATGCGGACAATAAAATCGCAGCTTTAACCACGACGGTTAATGACAATAACACCGCGATTAACAACAAAGTTAATACCACTAACACCAACGTTAGCAACTTAACTAAAACTGTTACTGCAAATAAAACCGATGCAGATAACAAAATTTCTAGCTTAACTAGCACGGTTGCAGCTAACAAAACAGCGATTGAAAAGGTCGTTTCCGACAACAAGAAAGATGCTGATACTAAAATCAGTAACCTTACAGGGACGGTGAATAGCAACCATACCGCTATTAACGCAAAGGTTGACAAAAACAAAACTGATACTGATTCAGCGATCGCAGCCGCTAACCGTCGAATTGATTCTATTGAAGGTAGTAACGATGCTCTTTACATCAAGAAGAATACCAACACTTATCATCACGGCTATTTGTTAACCAAAACAGCTAACTATCTGGAAGACCAGACATCACGAGATCTTAACTACTTTGGTGCTTTCCGAACTAATGGACAAGATGGACTCATGGATCTAACTCTTAATGTTCCTCATTCTGCCGGTAAAGCGCACGGTCGCGGATTTACTTTCCGTTATGCGTCTGGTGGATCTCGTGTTGAAACCTATGGTTTTGATAGAGAAGGACAGAAGAACTTTAGCTATAAGATGTATCACGAAGGTGATAAGCCGACTCCTGGCGAAATCGGTGCATACACTAAAGCAGAAGTTGACAAGATGTTTGTTAAAAACGTCACTATGTCTGTTCCTAATTCTAGCGAAAACGTATCTGCATATTTCAAATTGGCAACCGCAACAATTCCACAAAACGGGCGTAGTGTGTTTTTCCGTATTCATGGTGGTAATGGTTACAACGTTACGGCATATGACCAAGTTGATGTAGTAGAAATTCTTCTCCGTAGTGGTAACGATAGACCTAAAGGACTTAACGTAATTGCATACCGTAGAAATACAAACAAAGATTTTGAGGTATTTGCTGTCAATACTTCCGGTGATAACTATGATATCTACGTGAAATATCAGCGTTATACCGATAACGTTATTGTCGAATATGGGAAATCTGTTTATGTAAGTTTGACGGTTTATGATACGCCGGAAGCCACGTTAATTAAACCTTCCGTTGGTGTTATCGGTGGTCGCAACGTAACTCTTTTTAACACAGAAAATAAACGTGGTGTGTTGAGTTTTGACGACAATACACAAAACAGCTATGACATTGTTCATCTAAGCAATGATAGAGGTACTGGACGGAAATATATTCGTAAATTCCGTAGCAACTATAACGAAATGATCTGGCATGAGACTGTTCAAGGTAATACATATCGATTGGCAACCGGAACGACTGATGCATCGGAAGTTTTTAGAATTACTAGTCGCACCATGTTTACTGGTAAAGGTGTATTTGATGCCGGACAAAACGTTCTTAGATTAGAGCGTCCTAGCAACCAATCAAACTATATTGAATGGCAAGACCGCCGAAATGGTGCTGATGCTCGTCAAGGTTGGATCGGTTTTGGTGGTGCTGAAACAAATAACTTTCAATGGTATAGCGATCAAGGAAAAAACTCATTCCTGTTGGATGCTAATGGTCAATGCTCTATTATTACTGGTGCAACAAAAATTGTATATACCAACGGTGAATATTGCTCTGGCAACTCTAACGCATATCGTATGGCATTTGGTAACTATGGCGCATTCTGGCGTAATGACGGCACTAAAGTTTATCTGTTGTCTACTGCTGAAAACGATAAGTTGGGCGGCTGGAATACTTATCGACCATTCATTTATGATTTAACTTCCGGTAACGTTCAATTAGGCGGTGATGGTAACGAAGATGCATTAACGTTAGAACGTGCTTCTCGTGCCGCTCGCTTTAGTAATGACGTTTACATTAAGAAAGGGCATTTGACTTTCGACGCTGGACGATTAGGATCTCGTGATTTCTTTAAAATCAACCATTGGGGTGATAGCAATAACGCCCGTGATAACATTTTGCAGTTTGAAGACAGTCAGGGCGCACATTTTACCACTGAACGTGCTATGGGTACTGGTAACATAACAGCACGTTTTAAAGGCTTTGTTCGTGTTGAGTCTGGTGAGATTGCATTTGATGCTAATCGGGGGTCGCAGTCTCAATTCACCTTACACACATGGGGTAACGAGCAACGCAAACAGGTTTTTGAATGTAAGGATGCTACAAGTTATCACTGGTATACTGAACGTACTCAGGGTGGCACTGGACCTATTCTGTTCGCTATGGCGGGTAGTCTAAACGTTGCTAGCAATATCACAACAACTGGTGCTGATATTACGTTTAAACGCGCTGGCAATAAGCACATCTGGTTTAGAGATCCAGACGGTTTAGAGTTAGGCTTGATGTACTGCGATGATGCTGGTGCTATTCGCTTCCGTGGTCAGAAACAAGCCCAGACGTGGAAACTTGCGGATAAGATGATTCATCTTGAATCTGGTAGCGTCGGCGGGTCTGATAAAGGTTTGATTCGTGGTAACGTTTCTGGTGGTAGTTGGGCTAGCTGGCGTGACCGTGCTTCCGGTTTACAAGTTGATTGTCCTCAATCAACCGATTCCGCTCATAACATCTGGAAAGCGACTCATTGGGGAAAATATCATATTGCGGCAATGGGTGTGCATGTTCCTGGCGGCACTATAGGTAATGCTATGGCACGTCTAAACGTAAATGACGCCAACTTTGACTTTAACGCTGCGGGTGATTTTAGCGCAGGTCGTAACGGTAGCTTTAACGATGTTTATATTCGTTCTGACCGTCGTCTGAAAGTTAATCTGGAAGAATTAAAAGATGATGCTTTAGAGAAAGTAAACTCCCTGAAAGTCTACTCATACGATAAAGTTAAGTCTCTTAAAGATCGTAGTGTGATTAAACGCGAAGTCGGTATTATTGCTCAGGATCTTGAAGAAGTATTGCCGGAAGCAGTAGGTATTCAATCCACCGAAGATCCAGAAAATCCAGAAGCAATTAAGACTATTTCTAACTCCGCTGTTAATGCCTTGATTATTAAAGCTATTCAGGAAATGGACGCCAAATATAAAGCCCAGATCGAAGCATTACAGAAAGAAATTGCCGAACTCAAAGCAACTAAATAATAAAAGTCGGGGGACTAGTTCCCCCGTAATAACAATTTAATTAAGGGGTAATTCTATGTCTCAGCAATTTAAAGATATTTTTACTGGTGGTCTGGTAAGTCTGTTCTATCACGCCGATACCACTAACACCAATCTTGCACATGAAAGCTATGAAGAAATTAAAGAGTGTGCTGGTTTTCCTGAAACTGGTATCGAGCGCGGTACTGTAGAAGTTAAATCCTTCTCTTCTCAGTATAACCGTAAACTGGTAGGGAAGCTGAACGTTCCTGATCTGACTCTGACCGTTAACTACATCCCAGGCGATGCGGTACATGAAAAACTGATCAAAGCTGCCGAAGACGGTACTCGTATTCAGATTAAAGTAGAATATTACGTTGACGCAGCAAAACAGACTGGTATTCGCACCGCTTTCAACGGCTTCATTTCTAAAGTTGCTATGAACGGTGGCGATGAAGAAGTGGTAACTAAAGAGTTTACCTTTGCAGTGGACGGCAAACCGCTGAAACAGGAAATCTTCAATACTGCCTCTTGAACTTTCGAAGAACAACCCCAGCCAATTCAAGATGAACCTACGGTGATTCCAGAATTAGAGGTTGTTACGGCGAAAGCCACAGCTAAACGAAGCCGCAAGGCTAAAGATTAATTATAAGCCCTGCCTTAATGGTGGGGCTTTTTTATTGGAGTAATAAAAATGGCAAATGTCGTTAATAAGCCCGGCTGGGTCGGATCATCGGCTGTTTCTGTAACTGGCAAGAGATGGATGCGTGAGGCTATGCAAGCGTTAAAAGTTGGTGTTCCTGGTAATATGAGCGCGATGTGTGGTCGTGGTATGGATACGGTTGTAGCTACTGCTGCATGGTCTACTTCATTGGGTAATAACTGGGGTGTAACTGCTTCAAACTATCCAGTAACTGACATGCGCGGTAAAGGATCTATGGAGAACCCCGAAAACGTGGGCGTAGGGCGTCTGATTGGCGTTATCGTTGGTCAATTCAATGGCGGTACTCCTACTATGGCTGTATATCTCCAGAACGGTAGAGCGGGGAATATAACCGTTAATTTGGGTGGTGCTGCTGTCACTGTTCCTTATAACAGTATGCAAAGTGGTTTTCATTACTACTGGTTAAGCAATCCTCCGGCTGCTTTCCTCAATAACATTAAGAAGACTGGCACTAAGCAGACTTTGAAAATCTCATAAATACACCGCAATCAACTTTATGAGGACTCAAGAATGAATATTAACGAAATGTTAGCCGCTTTAACTCCTGCTCGTAAATCTATTGAAATCAACGGTTTTAAATTTTATGCCCGTCCGATGACCGTAGTAGAATTTAACGAGCACATCACCGCAGTAGATAAGAATGGTCGTGATGAACTGACTATTCTCAATTGTGTACAGGATGAAGACGGCAATCAGATTTTTGAATCAATCGAACAAGTCAACGCTCTTTATACTACCGCTAAACAGAAATTGATTGGTTTGGTTGCTATGGCTTCCATCATGCCGGAACCGTCAGAAGTTGAAGAATCGGTAAAGTAAACCCCTTCTTGAAGTTCTATTATCGGCAGATTATGCGTAAAGGGCTTAGTAAAGATGAAATGCTCACTATGCCGATCACTTTATTCTATAGCCTATACATTTTCGACACGTTCTTAGAACCGCAATCACCTGTATTTCACGATGATCAGATGGCGATGCTTCAATATACCATGTATATGACGTCGCCTAACATGACTCGTGATTTTGCTAAAAAGATTAAACCTAGTCAATTCAAATCAATTAGCGACGAAAAAGTATTCCTTACTAAGAAAGATATTGAGGAAAGGGAACGTAAGAAGCGGGAAGAAAATAAAGCTGCAATGCTTTCTCTGTTCGATCCTGCATTACTCGATACTCTCAAGAAGGGTAAATAATATTGCCGCCCTGCCGTTATTGGCGGGGCTTTTTTGTATAAAGAGAGGTACACATGGCAAAAACTAAACATGTTTTGACGGTTGAAGCCGAAATTAAAGAGGCTCAGAAAAAACTAAAACAATTAGAAGGTCAGATTAATTCCATTTCCGAAAAAGCGGGTAAGGGATTTAAAGTTAATGGTGGTATTGGTGGCGGTGGATTCGGTGGTATATCTGAATTGGTAGGAATGGTAAACCGCTTTGCTGGTCCACAGGGGATCGCAGTCGCCGCAGCCGCAGCCACTAAGAAATTCGCGGATCACATCGCTGGTCTTTCTAGTGAACTAAGACAAGCCTCAGAGATGAGCGGTGTTGGGATTGAAGAATTACAGCGTTTAACAGGGGTGATGAAAAACGTTAATTTAACCGCTTCCCAAGCTGCTGATATTCATAAAGACGTTAACGAGAAAATCTATGAAGCCGTTCAATCTGGTACGGGTGAGATTGCTGGTGTTGCCAAAGAATATAAGCTGAAATTTGAAGAAATCAGCAAGGTAACAGAAAACGGTGGTACTGGTATTGATGCACTCGCTAAGATGTATTATATGCTTCGTGAACAAGGACACACAGCAAACGAGGCAGCGAGCGCCATTTCTCGTGTTAGTGATAAAGGTGGTGAACTGGCGAATCAGTTTGAGAAAATGGGGTCAGAGGCTGAATATTACAAGCAGAAGGCTAGCCAGTCTATTAACATTACCGAAGAGATGGCAAAGAAACACGCTGAATATGAGCAAAAAACCAAAGATTTAGGAACTGCCATTGATGGTATTAAGGTAGAAGTATTTCAAGACCTGATCGTTGGTATGACTGACTTTTTTAATCATCTCTATCGGTCATTAGTTCAGTATAAATCTGATGCTGCTTTAACAGATAATTTTAAAGCACCAAAATTAACTGGCGTAGCAAAAGAACAACAAGAAAAATTACAGCAACAATTTCATAAAAACAGCACACATAAAACTGGTATAGGTGGATCTACTGGTAATTGGATGGGTAAAGAGCAAGGATTAAGCTATCAAGAAGCATTGATGCTCGTTAAAATGAATATGGATCCGACCAAGTATTTCAAGCACGCCAATAACCAGATGTACCGCGCCTTGCAAATGGCTCGTGAAGGTAAAAACTTCAATAACTCCGATGCTCGCAAGAACTTTAGATTCACGTTCGATGGCAAGGTCTATGACGGCAACTACAACCAGATTGAAATTGCCAAAAAACAGGAAAATGACGGTAAAGGGCTTAACTCTGGTGGCGGTACTACTTGTTCTAAGTGTGGTGGTAAGAAGCACGAAGGTAACGAGAAATGCCCTGTTGATTTGGCTAAGGAAGCCCAGCAACGCCGCGAGAAGGAACAAAAACAGCGAGAGGAGGCACTCAAGAAACTGAATGATCTCGATGTTAAATTGCAAGGACAGACCGCAGCGTCTATCACTTCTCAAAACAAGCAATTAGAAACCAGCTTAAAAGATCTTGATAATGCTGTTAAGTTGGGGCTTATTTCTCAGGAAGACGCAGCTACTAAACGCCAGCAACTGATCGACCAGAACGCCGAAAACGTTTATAAGATGGTCTTAGGTGCTGATCCGGTTGATGCTCTGAATGCTTTAACACAATTGCAACAAATCAGGGACAATGAGTTAGAAAGCCATAAACGGTTACTTGATGGTAAGGCTATCTCCTACGAAGAATATATGCGTCGTGTGAATGATACCGAACAAAGTTATTCGCAGATTGAAGATTCTTTGCATGGAATGGATGGTTTTAAATCCAATCAATTAACAGATAGTTTCTCATATCAAGATCCGAATGATCCGTTTGCTGCTTTTAATTCCATTGATCAAGAAAAAAGAGAAGCCGAACAAGATTACCAGACTAAGAAACTTGATATTAATAACATCAAAGATCCGAAAGAGCGGTATAAACAGTTAGAAAAACTCAACGCTGAACATCAAAAGAAAATGGCAGCTATTGAGAAACAATATTCTGATGCTCGTTTAGGTATTGCTTCCGACATGTATGATGGTATTTCTGGTGCTATGGCTCTCTTTGGTGCGGAAAACTCTAAAGCGGCTAAAGCTGCATTTATGGCGCATCAAGCCTACCAGATCGGCGAAGCAACGGTTAGCACTTACGCTGGTGCTGCTGCTCAGATCGCGAAGCAAAACTATGCTGGTGCGGCTTTGATCGTCGCTCAAGGTTTAGCACAGGTTGCTAAAATCAAATCTGTATCGGTTAGCGGTATGGCTCATGATGGTATCGATAACATCCCTCGTGAGGGTACATGGTTGCTTGATAAGGGTGAACGAGTAGTTGATCAGCGTACTAACGGTGATTTGAAAGACTTCTTATCTGCTCAAAAATCAGGTGGTGGTAACTCTCAGCCGATTGAAGTTAATGCGCCTTTGAACATTAACGGCAACGTTAATAGCTCAGACAAGATGGTCATGGAAGCTATCAAACGTCATGCTAAGTTAGTTGCTCAGGCGGTAGAAGACGCACAGCGCCGTAAGATGTAATTAAAAGCCCCCATAGTCATAAATAATCATAAAACTATGGGGGCTTTTCTATGTTCAAATCAAAGAATATTAAAATCACAGATTTTACTCTTAAATCAAAACAGCCTTTCTTTAAGGCGCAATCTATCTCCGGTAAGTTCCAGCGTCGCTTTACTGGCATCCATTTTTACGAAGCAGAATTTACCGCGAATTTCATGGCTCAGGATATTAACGAAGTAAAAGAATTTGTAGCACGTCACCTTTTTGGTCGTCCTTTCAATGTGCCACTGTCTTACTTTTCAAAATATACAGGTGATGTACGCCAGATGGTTACGGCTGCTGCTGGTACTGCTCGCGGTGGGCGTAAGGTGAGAATCTCCAACTTCACCGGAACACTGAAAGCAGGAACTATCATCCAGTTTGAGAACCACAAGAAAATCTACACGATCACCGAAGACGTGAAATCAGGTGGTGAAATGAAACTCTTCCCTAACTTGCGTCAGAACGTCCTGGCGGGTGAGGTGATCAAGTATCAGAACGTAGAAGGTGAATTTGTTCTCAAAACTGAAAATATCGATTGGAAGATCGCCCAGATTGGCAACCCAAAGTATCCGGTTGATTTTAAAGCTATTGCTGAGGCCGCTGCGGAATATCAGGTGGCGCTGGAAATCAATAATTCTTCATTCTTACATTCGCGTAAGGGGAGTGAGGATAACTGCCGTGCGGTTGCTGCTGCTGTACGCGATGCCGGGGGCTGGGTGGCATTAGGATCGGATTCTCACACTGCATTTACGATGGGGGAATTTGAAGAGTGCCGTAAAATTCTTGACGCAGTAGATTTTCCACAAGAGCGCATTTTGAATGTTTCTCCGCGCCGCTTGCTGAGTTTCCTTGAATCTCGCGGTATGTCGCCGATTGCGGAATTTGCTGACTTTTAA